AATCCAAAAGCTGAAGTCAGCAAGCTCGAATTCTTTATGGAAGACGGCTCTGTTGACTTGCGACAATTAGAACAATCTCTGCGAGATGCAGGGGTTTCTAAACAGAATGCGGTTGCTGCTGCTTCTGTATTTAAACAGGTGCTTGAGCAGCGAGATGCTGTAACAAAACCTGTTGAAGACGCACCAATTTTGAGAGATTCAGAAGCGGAAGCAACCGAAGCGAAGATTCTTGAAGCTTTAGAGCAAAGAGAACTTCTTAAACTCCTAGACAAACGACTTAAAGGTTAATCATGTCACAAGTAATCCTAGAAAAATTGGACGCAATCGAAGCTAAACAAGCTGAGAGCGTTGCGGCTGTAGAAGCCAAAATCCCCGCTGCTGTTGAAGCTATCAAAGCTGAATTCAGCGAAATGGTTGCTGCTTTAGAAGCAAAAGTTTCTTCTATCGAAGCTCCTTCCATTATTCGCGCACCCGCTAAAACTATTCGCGGTGATGTCAATCGTTCTGTTAAAGAACAACTGTCTTCTTTCTACAAAGGCAACGGTCGCGTAGAAAAAGAACTGCAAATCTTTGCTGACGAATCACAGATGCAAGCCTACTTGTCTGAAGCTTCTGCTTTGACTGCTGGTGGTGATGGCAAAGGTGGTCGCACAGCTTATGACCCAGTGTTTGCTGCACTGCGTTTGGCTAACCCATTGCGCGGTGTTTCACGCACTGTTGCTACTGATGGTTCTTCTTATCAGTTTCGCGTAAAAACAGGCAACGCTGGCGCTGCTTGGGGTTATGCAATTAACAACAACACAGCGGCTACAACTGAAGACACAACCATCTGGCAAATCGTTTTGCAAGACTTGAATGTTCAGTTCCCTATCCGTACTGCTGCCCTTGATGACATCGATGGTTTGGAAGCCAATGTCGTTGATGACATGCTTGCCGAATTCGCTCAGGCAGAAGCTTTGTCCATGATGCAGAATAATGACCAAGGCGCTACTTCTTTGCCATACGGCGGAAGCAACGGTTTGCGTTCATTAGACCAGTACGCTGGTTCTAACGCTACATACGCTGGTGGTACTTGTTCTACTGCTGCCTTTGGCACTTCAGGCACTGGTTCTACCAGCGGCTTGCATAGCTTGGCTACTTATGACCAGACCACTACTAACGCTGCTACTGTTGGCGCTAACAACATCACCTATACCGATGTCGTGAATTTCATTTACCAGTTGCCGCAACAATATTGGACCGCAAACGCTAAGTTTGTGATTAGCCCAATCTTGTTGAACGCAATTCGTGCATTGAAAGACAACAACGGCGCACCTATTTTCAATCGTAACGAAGGTTTGTCTGTCGAAGGTATCGTTGGTCAATTGATGGGCTTTGATGTTATTGTGAATAAGTATTGCGATACTCCTTCACAAACAACTGCTGGTTCTGCCGGTACAACTAGCTTGTTCCCAATGTACTTTGCTGATTGGAGCCGCTTCCATACCATCATCGACCGCTTGAACATGGTTATGCGCCGTTATGACCAGACATTGCCCGGTTTCATCACCTTCTACGGTGAGAAGCGTTTGGCAACATCTGTTCGTGATCCTAATGCTGGTGTGCGTTATCGCTCAACTGGCACAGCGACCTAATAGTTGCAATCAGCGGGGGGGTAAAATCCCCCGCTTTCTTTTAAGGACACACCATGACCATCACTAAAAAAATCTTATCTGCTATTCAAGAAACAATTCAAACAGGTCAAAGAGTTTCAATTGATTTGCGTGAAGCATCTGCAATCACAGGTTCTGGTGATGGTGTAGGTGGTCGCACATTCTTTGATAACGCTTTTGCTGCTCTGCGTTATGCAAACCCAATTCGCGAAATGTCGCGTGTTATCCCTGCTGCTGGCTCAAGCGTTCAGTTTGTTGCCAAGACAGGTAATGCGGCAAATCAAACAAACCCATTTGGTTACACATTTACTCCAGACAGTGGTACACCAAATACAAACACATCAATTTGGCAATTGCCAACCCGTGTCATTACAGCGCAACTGCCGATTCGTTCCGCAGTATTGTCTGATGTAAATTATTTGAATGAAACAATTGTTGAAGATTTGATGCTTGAATTTGCCAACATTGAAGGCGCTTCAATGGTGTTAAACAACGACCAAGCTGGTTCTACTACTACAGTAAACGGTGGCACAAACGGTTTGCGTGGTTTAAATATGTACGCAAGCTCTTCATCTACGGCTGCATACGGCACTTCAGGCACTGCAATCACAAATGGTATCCATACCATCAAGACTGTAACCGCAGCGGCCTCTACGCTTGTTTATGATGACATTGTTAACACTTCTAATGCATTGCCAGCGCAATATTGGAGTTTGCCCGGCACTGCATGGATGATGCACCCAACTACTATTCACAACTTGCGTAATTTAGGTCAAGCTACTACAGGTACTGTTAAACAATTCGCTGAAAATGGCGATGATGACGGTGGCGCTGTAATGAATGTGTTTGGATTCCCTGTGATTGCCAATCCAAACATTTCGCTTAATAGTGCTGGCAACTTCTCCATCTATTTGGCTAACTGGCCCAGATTTGTAACGATTGCTGATGTGGAAGAGATGACCATTCAAGCAATGGAACAAACAGCCCCCGGCTTTATTACTCTATATGCTGAGAAGCGTCTAGTAAGTACTGTCCGTGACCCATTTGCTGGTGTTCGTTTAGTTAGCGTCTAAGCCATGAGCGCAGTAGATTATCAATACGGTTCGCCTTATTCGGCGCAAACACGCAATCCGTTTAACTATGAAAAGTTTGAACAGATTGACCGAGATAATGTTACGCCTTGGCTTACTCTTGAAGAAATCACTCAACACATTAATTTGTATGATGATGAAAGTCAAGACACCTATCTGAAAGCTTTAGAACTGGCTACAAGGCAAGCAATTGAGGACTACCTAGGTCTGAGTATCTTTAGCGTGACTTATCGCGTCTGGTACGGCACATCAAGCCTTGCTGCATCCCCTGTGTGCTTTGACTTGCCTGAAGTTAGCCAAAATCAATACTCCAATCAACCGCAAGTTTATATTGACTCTCTTGGGTATTGGACTGATGCGTTTCCACCTGTCTTTACAACAGTTGCTTCAAATCAGTATTACTATGATGCTTCCGGTAACAAAGTCATTGTGTCTTCATTGCCTACATCGATTAATACAGTAATGACTGCGCCTATTGTGCTTCAATACACTACTGTAGCAAACCCAATTTCAGCTTACCCTGTGATTAAACAGGCTGGGCTGTTGTTGTTTACGCACCTGTATAACAATCGTGCAAATGCCACTGAAGTAAAGTTAAAAGACATTCCTTTTGGCGTGACTACATTGTTAAGAAATTACAAGCCTTTGGTGATGTGACATGGGAATCAAACGGTATGAAAACATCACAGTCAACAATTTGACCTTTGGTCAATCTGACTTTGGTGAGCAAAGCACAACCCAGACTACATGGTTTGGAACTCGTGCGCTTGTTGGTGATGTTGCCAACAGTGTAAAAATTGCTGACAAATACCGTTTGTATCAGGACTTAGTGAATTTCACTTTGAACTACACGCCTAACATGAAGACAATCGTTGATAGCCAAAACCTTTATTCGATTACATGGCGTAATGCAAGTTGGCGCATTACTGATGCAAGAGAATCTAATGACCGGATGCATGTAACCTTTATGTGCTACCGTTCTGACCCAGTTACGGCGGTATAAATGGCTACACAGAACAATGTCGTTATTTACGGAAAAGCCATTGAGTATCAGCTTGCCAGTATTGTTACGCCTGTGCCTGTGTATGCTGCGTTTAACCGCAACTTTGCCACGCAGTCTAAGTTTATTACTTGGATGCTGAGAAATGTCCACCAGCCTGTTTATACGGGCCAAACGCAATCTAACAAGGGCATTGACCGCCCTATTTTTCAAATTTCTATTTTCACTCAGAATATAGAAGAAGGTTTTACAATATCAAATCAGATATTACAATCGTTGCATGGTTATAGCGGGATGTTTGGTAATCCATCAAGCGGGGGGTTTTATATCTCCAAGGCTGATGTGTATTGGCTTTACAACAGTTATAACAATGAAGAAAATATGGCGCAAATCTTTTTAGATTGCACTTTAGACATCCCAACATAAGACAGTTTATTAACTCTTTGAAGGAAACTCAAAATGGCTTTACCAAATAAAATTTTGCCGGGTTTTAGTGCTGCGCTTTATGCTCAACCGGGAACAACTCCAACTCCATTGACATTGACTCAATTGTCTTTGGTCGCCAGCGTTGCACCACTTGCCATTTCAGGCAATCTGGTTCAAGTTGAAGCTGTACCAGCTTTTGGTCAGGATGATGCAGTAGCTAACTTTTCAGTCGCTGGTTCACGCCAATCTGACAAGATTCCTACTCAATCTGCACCTACATCAATGACCATTACTGCCGCTTGGAACCCCAGTGATGCAGTGATTAACACATTGCTGCGTACAGATGCTTACTCAGGTGTAGTTGACCGCACTTTTGTTATCAGCGCAACTGAAGGCTCAAACATTGTGTATTACTCTTTTGTTGGTCGCGTGTCTCAATTCACAATTGATGCTGCACCCGGCGCTGAAGCTAAATGCACATTTACAGTTCATCCTCGCGGCAACCTATACGGTTGGTGCAACAACGCTTAAAGGAGTATAAAAATGGCAATTCCTAGTTTAGTTCTACCCGGCTTTAGTGCAGCCCTATGGATGCAAAGTGGTGCTACACCTACACCACTTACTACCGCTAATCTGTCTGTTTGGTCTGCTCAAGTAGCAACCCTTTGCGGTACTACTGTTGGCGGTACAGGTGCATCTGGTTTGCAATTGAATGTGGAAGCGGTTCCCGCATTCGGTCAAGATGATGCTGTTGCCAACTTCATGGTTGCTGGCTCACGCCAATCGGACAAAATCCCAACTCAGTCTGCTCCTACCAGCATGACAATCACAGCAGCTTGGAATCCTAGCGATGCCGGTTTGTTGTTGATTCGTGGTGATGCCTACTCTGGTGTAATTGATCGTACTTTTGTTGTAACTGCTTCCACAAGCGCAACCAGCACAATTGCTTATGCGTTTAATGGTCGCGTTAGCCAGTTCCAGATTGATGCGGCTCCCGGTGCTGAAGCAAAGTGTACTTTCACCATTCACCCAAGGGGCAACCAATACGGTTGGTCTAACCCATGACCTTAACCGAAGCGATTGAAACGCTGGCAACTACTTATGCAGACCCTGTGCTTGTTGCTAGGGGTTTACCAGTAGATGCACAGGAAGTGGCTACTGCTTTGGCGGCTGCTACTCCTGATACAACAGAGTTTGTAGCTCTGACACTATTGGCTCAGTTTAATCCTTATACTGCGCCAGCACCTAGAACAAAAACAGTTCAACCTACAGAATAAAACATGACAACGATAATAAAAGACAACAATGACCTATTGAGTTTCTTAGTAGCCCAATCTGATTCTTCCAAGAATTGGTTTGGGTTTACTCAGCAGCGCATTACGGCGATTGCTCTGGCACATGACATTGCCAGACATCATGCAGATAAAATGACTCCTACTCAAGCTGTGGAATACGCAATAGAGTTAAACGAAGCCATTTACCACAAGATTATTAAAGCACACTAAAGGAACGACATGACAAGACTATCTTCTGCTCTAGGAAGCGCCTACGCCTCTGATTCTTTGCGAACAAAGACTTTTGAATTGGGTGGACACACATTTAAGGTTCGTGTCCCACTGACAAAAGAAATGGAATTAATCCAAGAGCGTATTGAAATTATTGACGAATCTGAATACAAAACCAGATTTGAAAAGATGACAACCTCATTCAAGGACAGCACTGCACTTGATGGTATTGTTGTTACAGATGATGATGTGATTATTGAAGGCCGGTCCACACGGGAACTGGTTAAGTCCATTATGCAAATGGAAAACCGCACAGTTGAATACATTAAGCTGATTGTTCCTGAACATGACAACCTTGATGATATTACTTACAAAGATATTGATGAAGAATGGCCTTTCCAAATTCAATTGGAAGTTCTGAACAAGATTTCAGAGGCCATTCAGCCGGGATACAAGGATTCCAGAAAAAACTAATCAAGGACATTCGCCTCCAAGCCAGAGCGTATATTTATGCTCATGGCGGGTGTCCTGATGAAGTTCCTACGGATGACATGCGAAATATTGAGATATTGTTGTCTGATGGCATGCTTGGGAATAAAGCTATTTTGGTAGCTTTAAGCTCCTTGACTACGGGCAATTTAAACTCGAAAATAGCTAAGACGGCAACGCCTTTTCAAATGAAAGATGTGTTGCCATCAACGCATGAATATATTGTCCCGCCGTTGAGCGAAGAAGAAAAGAAAGCAGAAGTCAATAAACGATTAATGTCTTTCTTGAAAACTAGACCGGGTGCGGAGGAATTTTTGAAAGAGTAAAATGGTTTATGTACCACAGAAGCTCACCTTTGAACTAGAAGGTTTTGCTGAGTTTGAGCAGCAGCTAAAAGAAATAGCTCAAGGCTTTCGTGGTGATTTAGTAGCCCGTAATACTCTTGTCCCTGCCGCCAAGATAGCGATGGAGTCAGTTTATAACTCCGCAGTGTCCAGAGCGCCTGTAGGCGATAAGCCTAGGGATAGTAAGAATCCTTTTCATATGCGAGATACCATTCGGTTGGATGCTCGTATTCCTAACGAAAAGGATAAGCGAAGCGAATATGTCAATGAAACAGATGCAGCCATTGCTGTAGTTTCTGTCAAGAAAAGTGCTGTTTCGCTTGCTCAAGAATTTGGCACATCAAAAATACCAGCGCATCCTTTTATGCGTATATCTTTACAGCAAAATTCTGGGACAGTGTTAGACACTCTAAAATCACAATTAGCTAGTCGGATACCCGATTACATGGCAAAGCTGGCTAGAAAGAGGAAATAATGGCTTCACAAAATATTGCTCGATTGGGTGTTGTCCTTGGGCTAGATACTGCTGAATTTACTGCTCAAGTTGACAAAGCTATTTCCGAAAATAGAAAGTTAAAAGATTCTATTAAGCGTGATTCACAGGCTGCTTTAAAAGAATCTGCTGCTCTTAAACTTGCTGCTGAAGACTACGGTAAAACGCTTACCAAAGTCCAAATGATTGAGCGCGAGATTAATTCTGGTCGCTACATGAACGCGACTAAGGAAATGAAGCAACAGCTTCTTGAAAGGGCTAAAGCATACGATGCTGTTGCAACTGCAACAACAAAAGTTGCTGATGCTCAATTCAAAATGAATGCTCAGCAGAAGATGGGTTTGACATATCAGACAACTGACCTTGTTACTTCTCTTGCTGCCGGACAAAACCCAATGATTGTGTTGCTGCAACAGGGTGGTCAGTTAAAAGACCAGATGGGTGGTCTTGGCAATATGTTTAAAGCCCTTGGCACATTGATTACGCCATTTTCGGTTGGTATGACTGCTGCTGCTGCCGCTGTTGGTGTATTTGGTTTGGCAATGTATCAAGCCCACGAAGAGATGAAGAAATTTCGTAATGACATGGCTCTTACAGGCCAGTTTGCTGGAATTGCTTATGATGAATTTATTAAGATGGGTGACAGTTTAAGTCACATGGCAAATGTGTCGATTGGGGAAACTAGAGATGCACTTGCAGCATTGGTTGGGTCAGGTCAGTTTACAAGACAATCATTAGATTCAGTTAGTAAAGCTGTTTTGCAATTTGGAAAGCTTTCTGGTTTAAGTGCATCAGAAGCGGCAAGTAAATTAATTCCTTCTTTAGATGGAACAGCTTCTTCTGCTAGAAAATTAAACGATACATATCATTTTTTATCACTTGAGCAATATAAACAAATTGAATTGCTTGAAAAGCAAGGTAAAGAACAAGAAGCTGTTCGTTTAACTGCTGATTTATTGTCACAAAGTTTTTCTAAAACAACTAGGGACCTTGGTACTTTAGAAACTGCTTGGAAAAATATTTCACATTGGGCATCTAGCGCATGGGATGCAATGTTGGGATTTGGTAGAGAGTCTGGTATTGATAGAGCTATAGTTCTGCAAGAGAAAATTAATAAGTTGGCAAATTGGCTTGAAATAAGATCAAGAGATTTTCCTAATGCTGATCTATCTTCTCAAAGAAAAATGCTTGAAGGAATGAAGGCTGAACTTGCCGGCATTACTGAAAGAGTTGGCTCTGAAATGGATAAAGCTGACAAAGCTTCAAAAATTGCTGAAGAAGAAGCAAGGAAAATTAAAGATAGGGCTGGTGCTGGTGGTATTGATAAAGAGAAACAAATTACTGCTGCTACTGAAAAATTAAAAGCTGAGATTAAATACACAACAGCTTTGGCAACATTAAATGAAATTGGGCGTATTGAAGCTGAAGCTGATAAAGAAAAGGCTGAAAAGAGAGCAGCGTTTGCAGCTAAAAGTGCAGAAGAACAAAGAGCAATGGGTGGTCTTCTTGCAAATCAACTTGCACAAGAAGAACTTCTTATTGAGGCAAAGAAAAACGAAAAGATTCGTCAGATTCGTCAGAAAGAAAAGATTGATATAGCTAAAGCTCAAGTTGAAGAGCAACAAAAATTAGAGGATATGAATAATGCATACGCTCAAATGCAAGCCACAGCTAGATTTAATGCAATAGAAAAAACAAGAAATCTTGAGTTAGACAAAGAAGATTTGCAAATTAAAAATCAGATGATTTATGCGTCTGAAAAAGAATTGCAATTGGCTGAGTTACAAATTAAATATCAAAGACTAAGAGAAGCTGGTGGCGCTAATCTTGAGCAACTTAGACAACAGGAAGCAATTGAGAAATTCAACATAGAACTTCGAGACACAATGAAAAAGACTTCGGAAGTCTTTGATAGTGTATGGGGCAACATGAGTTCTGCTATCGATAAATTTGTTAAGACCGGCAAGCTATCTATGAAGGACTTTGCCCGTAGTGTTATTCAAGATTTAATTGCCATTCAGATGAAGGCGCAAGCTATTGCATTGTTGCGAATGATGTTTGGCATGTCAACATCTTCATCTTCATACAATCTTAGCGGTAGTATTGCAGAACATGTGTTTAATCCCGCAGGAAGGGCTTCTGGTGGCCCTGTATCTGCTAACACTCCTTACATGGTTGGAGAAAAAGGTCCGGAACTATTTATGCCTTCTAGTTCTGGAACAATCATTCCAAACAATCAAACAAGTCAAATGGGTGGCGTTACAAATGTCACCAACAACTATATCAACGCAATTGACACTAAATCATTTGAAGACAGACTGCTTGGAAGTTCTACGGCTATTTGGGCGGCAAATAAATACGGTGAGAAAAACCTTGCTACAAGTTACGGGAGAACATAATGTCGCTACAGACAATATTTGATATTCAGCAATCCATGACGGTAAATAACCGTAGAACTGTTGGTCAACAAGTAAGCCGTTCAGGTCAAGTTCGTGTGGCTCAATACCTGACTTCTGTGCCTTGGGTGTTTACTGTGACCCCTCACAATTACCTGTATTACCCACAGGTTCGCAATATCATTCAGGCTATTGACAATAAAGACCGCCAGTTGCCTGAGAGCATTTCATTTTCCAGTACAAACCTTTCTTGGTTTGTTGCCTATCAAGGCGACTTAACGACAGGGCAAGTAAATGCTTTGACATTGGCATCATCTCCATCGGCTAATGCAACAACTATTTCCGTGGGCAACTTGCCTTCGGTTTCATCTTCTGCTTATGTGTTTAAGGCTGGTGACTTCCTCCAGTTAGGTTTATACCCCTATAAGGTCACAGATAACGTTTTGCGAGGCTCTGGCTCTACAGTGAATGTCACCCTGCACCGTCCCGTTATCGGCACGCCTAGCGTTGGTACGTTGACTGCGGTAGGTACGGCTTGCACGTTTTATATGTTGGCAGAAACCTGTCCTACCTATACACTCAACCCAATGACTAATGGCGCGTTTGTTGCATGGGATGCGCCTTTTGTATTTAGAGAGGATATTACAGGATGAGTACAACAATAGCGGCTTTAGCAAGCCCATCAATTAACTATGGCGAGTTTGTCAAACTCACAACTGCCACAAACACTTATACGTTTTGCAATGCTGCATCACCCATTACTGTAGGTGGAACTACTTACAGTAACTTGGGTAGCCTTTTAAGTATTGGCGACATTAAGCGGGAAACAAAAGCGACTAGCGGTGATTTGACTATTGCTTTGACTGGCGTTGACGGCGCTAATGTGGCAGTCATTCTTGGTACAGACATTAAAGGTTCATTGGTAGAAGTTTGGCGCGGATTCTTTGACGCTAACAACCAAATTATCACAACCCCAACCTTACAGTTTTTTAAGCGGTATCAGGGTTATGTTGGTAACTTTTCTGTGACTGAGGATTGGAACGAACAAATGCGTAGCCGAGTTGCTACCTGCTCAATTAGTTGCTCCTCATTTCGTACCATCTTGCAAAACCGTATTAGTGGATTAAAAACAAATCCAACGGTATGGAAAAACTTTTATGCTGGCGATACAAGCATGGACAGAGTTCCAGTAATTGCTTCAACTTATTTTGACTTTGGCTCTGCTCCTATTGGTGGCAGTCAATCGGCAACTGATGCCCCATCTGATTCTGGTTATGCAAGTCTTGGTGATGCGGGTATGTAAATGATAAGACAAGCTACAAGACACGATATTCCGATTTTGGTATGGATGATGCGAGAGTATGCAAAAGAAGCTCCATTGGCCGCTTTAGCTAATCCTGACACACACAATTCAGAACACGTTGGACAGTTGATATTCCAAATGCTAAGTGGTCGGGGATTTATCCTGATTGATGATGACCACAGGGGAATGATTGCTGCCATAGTTACTCCAAATGTTTGGTGTCCAAAGGTTTTGGAATTGCGTGAGTTAGCTTGGTGGGTAATGCCAGAGCATCGAGGTAAATCGTTGGGCGGTCGATTGTGGATTAAGTTTGATGAACTTGCTCAAGATATGCTGAACAATAAACGGGTAGATTTTGTTTGCACTACGGTAATGGCAAACTCGCCTTTGATAGACTATACAAAGCGTGGATACAAACCGCTTGAAGTAACATTTTTTAGGGACTGAAAATGCCAGCATCAATGATTCTTGCGTCAATTTATGGCAGTACGTTTATGGCTGCGGCAGCCCTTGGTAGCTTTGGATTGACTGCTGCTACGTTTGCCATCAACTTTGCCGTGTCAATGATTGTGACCCGCGCATTTACTTCAGGCAATGCTAATCAAAATGTCGATAACGGTGTTCGTCAACAAGTTCCACCAGCCACTACAAACAGTTTGCCAATTGTTTATGGTGACGCTTACCTTGGTGGTGTGTTTGTTGATGCCGTGTTATCAACAGACCAAAAAACAATGTATTACGTTTTGGCTATTTCTCAAATTAGCCCTAATGGTCAGTTTACGTTTGATACAACAAAAATGTATTGGCAAGACCAGACAATTACATTTGATGGAGCAGACCCGACAAAAGTAGTTAGCCTTACCGATGGCGCAGGCAATATTCAGACAAAGATTTCAGGCAACTTGTTTATCAATCTGTACAAATCAAATGAAGCAGGAACTATTACTGCGTTAAATGGTTCTGCGTTGCCTAATTCTGTGATGGGTGGCTCTGATATTGCTGTGGGCCAAAGATGGCCTTCTAGCGGTCGTCAAATGAATGGCTTGGCCTTTGCTATTATTAAGATGGTTTACAACAGGGATGCTGGCACAACACAGATGCAACCCATCACGTTTCGGGCTTCGCATTATTTAAATAGCACAGGTGTAGCAAAGCCGGGCGATGTTTGGTATGACTACATCACAAACGACAAGTATGGCTGTGCAATGGATGCAAGCATTGTGGATGCCACAACAGCAACTGCATTAAATACATATTCTGACCAAACAATTGCATACACACCCGCTGCCGGTGGTTCTGCAACGCAGGCACGTTACCGAATTAACGGTGTAATGGATACAGGCCAAGACGTATTGTCTAATCTTGATCAAATTATGTTGGCTTGCGATTCATGGAATCAATACAACGCGGCCACAGGCAAATGGTCAATTGTTATTAACAAAGCAGAATCAGCATCTTTTGCTTTTAATGACTCAAATATCATTGGTGAAATCCGCGTTAGTGCTTTTGACATTGCGTCTAGTATTAATCAAATACAAGCGCAGTTTCCTAGCAAGTTAAACCGTGACCAATCAGATTATGTTTATTTGAACACGCCAGCAGGATTGTTGTTTGCCAATGAGCCTGATAACAAATACACAATTACTTTAGGTTTGGTCAATGATTCTGTGCAAGCGCAATATCTTGCTAACAGGATGCTTGAGCAAGCGCGAGAGGACTTAATTGTTACTTTCTCTACAACCTACAACGGCATTCAAGTTGACGCTGGCGATGTAATTAGCGTTACTAACTCTGCCTATGGTTGGACAGATAAATTATTCCGAGTTATTAAAGTATCTGAGGCATCACTTCCTGATGGTAACTTAGGCGCAGCTCTTGAGTTAAACGAATACAACTCACAGGTTTATGACGATGCTTCTATAACTGCATTTTCACCAACACCTAATAGCAACCTGTCAAACCCTAATTTCTTTAGCAACCTGACAGCACCTACTGTTGCTAACATAAACACAACAGCAACTATTCCTCACTTTGATGTTGTTTGCGGAATACCTGCAACTGGCAGGGTTACTGAAGTCACTTTGTTTTATACAACGGTAAGTAGCCCAACTACTTCTGATTGGGCGGTTTGGGGTGTTGAGACACTGCCTAACTCGCAACCTTTTGCGCCCTCTACCAGTTTGACATTTGCTGACCTTAATCTACCCACAGCAACTTATTATTTTGCCTTTAAAGTGGCAAATGAAATTGGTGGTTCTGCTCTGTCTGCTACATCAACAGGGTTTACTTGGTCACCAAACCCAACAACAACTGCGGTGGCTGGTACGTTCTTGGCAACTTTCTCACCAATCGTGATGCAAGTTCCAAGAAATTCATCACTTGTTCCGTCTTTTACAGGATTGATTACACAACTGTACGGCTCTGCCGCTGGTGGTGCAATTGACTTTGTAACGGCTCAAGCAGATAGTGATGCGTCTTTTGTAGATAACACTTGGCGTATTGGCGCATCATCAACCACAGGCAATGCGGATGTATCTACATCAGGCGGCTTGGTTATGGGTTCAATTACTGACGGTGGCACATTTGCTCAATGGGGAATCCCAACAGCAATGAGTTCATCACCAGCAACATTAACTGTTCCTGTACGTTATAAATCTTCTTTAGGTGTTGTATCTCAAGGCGCAACAGCAATTTTGCAATTTGTATTTGTTGATCAAGGTGCAACAGGAAGTGC